CTAGTTCCCACCGACCACGACGAGGTGTATCAGCGCCAATCCAAACCAACTCAACGTTTAACGTTTGCTCGTGCGCATGGCACTGTTGCCAAGCGCATTGTTCAAATGTTTATGAAAGCTGAGGCTTATCCTAATGTTAAGCCACCTCGTGCCATCTCCATTATTAACCCAATGGATAAATTGGAATATAGTCGCTATATCTATGCTTTTGAAGTGGTACTTAAGAAGCAACCCTGGTATGCTTTCTCTAAGACACCACGCTCAATCGCCGAGCGAATTGCTGAACTTTTATCTTCTGCGCAGACTGCTGTGAATAGCGATTTTAGCAAATTTGATGGCCACGGGTCCAACATGATGCGCCATTTCGAGAAAATTATTTTATTGCGCGCTTTCCGACAGGACTATCACCAGGAATTACTAGATTTGCACAGGAGTCAATACTGCCTTAAGGGTTATGGGAGTTTTGACACTAAATATACCACTGAGTTTTCCCGTGCTTCGGGTTCACCTGAGACCTCCATTTTCAACACCATGGTTAACGCCTTTGTCGCCTTTCTTGCATTCCGCTTGTCAGACACTAAATTACAAATTTCTCCTTTTGAGTCTTTTAAACGTCTTGGCATTTATGGAGGCGACGATGGTTTGACCGCCGATGTTGAACCAACAACGTACAAACGTGCCGCTGCTTTGATTGGACAAGATTTAACCGTTGAGCCAGTTTCTCGCGGTAGCAGTGGCATCAAGTTCCTTGCTAGATTGTATTCACCTGAAGTGTGGTATGGTGATGTAAACAGCATCTGCGATGTCGCTCGACAACTCGCCAAGTTCCACACGGCAGTAAAATTACCTAGCAATGTCACACCACGTGACAAGTTCCTTGAGAAGATACGTTGCTTCTCTCTCTCAGATCTCCATACCCCCATTATTGGCCACCTTTGTTGTGCTGTTCTTGAATGCACCGGCCCTCTCTCTCCCAACCCCGCTTTAGCTCCTATGAGCACCTGGCTTTCTAAATTTGATGGACAATCCCAATATCCTAACCAGGTTGCTGATTGGATGACTGCCGCCGTTGAACAACAACTTCCTGATTTCCAATTTGCAGATTTCAAGAATTGGTTAGTTCGTTGTACAACGGTTGAGCACCTTATGAAACCCCCCATGTTCGTTGCCCCTCCTGAAGCCAAGTCTTCTGCTCCTGTGGTTATTGATAACGAAATAATTGGAGGAAAACCACCGAGCATCGACAACAAACATGTCCCAGTGGCGAAACTTCCTGATGGAAGGCTATCCACTCCCTCTAAAATTGAGAAGAAGGTCCTTGCCCCTTCCTCTTTACCTCCTCCACCTTCGGTCCTACTTACTGATGCCAAGGATTTTAAAGTCCCCGGGAAGGACCCACCAGATCCTAACATCAGTACAAAGGCGGTAAGTAAGGAACCGCCTAAAAGCAAGCCTGTCAAATTACGCCTCCCCAGTTCACATGAGGTGTGGCAGGAAACTTGGAAGAAGAAGGGCCCTGACAAGGCCCCCTCTTCTAAGTGATTTCCGGGCGCACTTGGGCGCCCGGTTAATTGAGTTTTAGTTCAAGTGAAATAACCGATCGTAG